ATGCTGAATGTTATATTTCCGCATCTGCTCCAATGTCGGTCTTACTGTAATTCTGTTATCTTTCTCTCCTACCGGTATCAGAAATGATTTCATCTGACGAACGTGCAATTTCACGCCATCTTTCATGTACATTTCTCCACCGGAATATCCTGCGTAAATAAAATTGGATGCCTGATACACATATCCAACCTTACCAACCATTCCATCTGCCCAGGTAAATAATATCTTCAATTCTGGAAGATTCCTGTGAATCCATTTCACAAGTTGTGATAACATCTGTGATTCACTGTTTCGTGGCATCTCTTCCGTCATACACATTCGTCCAATCTCCAGATAATCTTTTGTATCCAGACTCGGAAAAATTCTCTGTATGGTGTGTCGTGGTCTTGTGCCCCATCCAAGTGTAACCACACCGACCAACTCCTTATCCAGAAAGAATCCCAGAAAATATTTATTTATCTTCGGAAGAGTATTGGAATAATGATATTTCTGAATCATCTTCAGGGCATCTTCTTTTGAAATCTTCCTAATATTAAACTTAAACATCTCATCCCTTCCTATTTTTGAGCACAAAAAAGGCACCCATCATTTCTGACAGATGCCACATTGTATTTATCTTTCCGGCAAATAATATGCCTCCACTTTTATTTCTTCATCATCATGATCAAGTGAGACCCAATAATCCCTGACCATAAAACCTATATTTTCCTTCTGCATTGCATATAATTCGAGCGTTTCAAAATCCACCACTACAAATGGAACATAATCATTTTTTCCTTTTCTCTGATACGTTACCAAAGTCTCTGTCACTTTATCCAAGCATGTCTGACACAGATGTTCCTTAATAATCGTGGAATCAAAACCTGTATCAGAAGAAAATGACGCTCTGCTCATTCCTCTTGCTGGATTCCCGTCTACATGATATGTCACACCTTGTGAATTACCAAATGTGCTACTGTTATATGATAAGCCCTCCGTTATTTCATTCCCTTTGGAATCATATTCTTTTAATCGAAGGTCAATAACATACCACTCATTCAATCCAATGACACCCAGAGTATCAAATTTTCGATAATAGCCCATTAAACTTCTTTCATTCAATCCACAAAGATAACACGCATCAACATTCTCTAATGTTGAAACAAGCGTTTCATGCTCTGTTCTGTAAGTTTTAGCTTTTATTTCGGCTTTTAGGATAAGCAATGTGCCTAATCCGGCTATAACAGCCAGCATCATGCATAGTCCTATCCAAAATCCATTCTTTGGTATTTTGTAATACCTTTTCCCTTCCTCATTCTCATACATTTCCATAATCTTCTCCTCTCCCACTTACATAAGACCCCATATCAGTATAACAGAAACTATACTTATGGGCAAATTTATCAAAATCTATCGAAATCTTCCTGTGTTGCAAGCTGTGCGTATTTGCAATCATCATTTCTGCTTTCCGCATACATATCATTGATAAGGCCTATCGACAGTAGCTCCAAATCTGCCATCGACAAGCCTAATTGTACGCATCGGAGAAGGAACAATGGTGTTGTCATTTCACGGTCTGTCGGACGAAGTTTTTTTTAGCTTCCACATCGGTCTGCACATTCAATCCCCAGAGTTCAATGAGCTGTGGAAGCACCTGATAAATGGAAAAGGTGTTGAATCCATCCAACCACTCTTCCGGTGTGTTCGGAATGCTTGCATCTGCATGTTTTGCCATGACAAATGCGATATTCTCAAACATCTCCAAAGAAAACATGTCCAGATTGGAGCTTTCCTCACTGTTGTCACCAATGGATTTTTCCAATGCTTTCAGGTCCTTATAAATATCCCTCTGGAACTTCATGCGGTAAATTCTCGGAATGGCAGCAGATGCCTTAAAGGACACCTGCTTACCGTCAATCTCAATCTGCTTAATCATGCTCATTATGCCACACCTCCGTCATCCTCTTCTGTCGTAACAGGCATATACACAGATTTGTACCAGTCATTGTAAACGGTTGTGTCTGTGGTATTTCCTGTTTTCGCCTTCACAAGACCACTGGAAAGCGGTGTTGCTTTAATGGTCAATGTTTCTGTCTGTACCTCTCTGGTATCCTCATTAGTCTTGCCCTCGATACCCGGTCTGGATGCGGCACAATTATAAAGCACATGGCGAATATGTCTTTGGTCGCCATCAAATTCAAACAAGAGTGCAAAGGACTCCAATTCCACCTGTGCATTCTCAATCAGAACACCGTTATCATCTAACTCTTCCTTCAGGATTTCTGTACGGAAATCTTCCGGAATAAGTGCAAGTTCCAAATCTCCCTCATAGCCCATGTTATTGTTAATAACATAGTAGGCGATACCATCTGCATAGAAGTTTTCCGGTTCTCCGTTCGCATCCAGTGAAATAGACACCGAACCCGGAATAGATTTCGGATCTCCATAGGAAAACGTGCCATCTTCTGCAATGGTGAGTAATGCGTAATGTGCATTTTTCAGATTATATTTTACTTTGTTATTTTTCTCTGACATCTCTATACCTCCATCTCAAATGTGTAAAGGACTTCATAGAGCTTTTCGCTCTCTATCCAAGTTTCAGATTTGTTGTAAAAGATTCCGTGTTCATCCAACACATCCTCTAACTGCTGTTCCACCGCCAAATCTTTCAAATCGGTGTACAGTTCTATATGAACCTCATTTATCTTGTAATAGACCTTGCCATCCGCTGAGAAGTTATTGCTTCCCGGAAGCAGATAGCAGATAAATGGCGGCTCTGGTGATTCCCCCTCTGCAAAGTGATGGTATGCAAAGGGAATCTGAGTTTCACTTAAAATCTGCAATAATTCTTCCATCTTCTAACCTCTCAGTGCTCTTTCTATCTCTTCCTGTAACTGTCTGATTCCATGCTGTTCCGCCGGTGCGATGTGGGCTTTCCCTTCCACCCTGCCGCCATTTCTTTTGGCATGACCATATTCCAGAAGATGTGCAAGCTGATACCGGTTCTTAGAATGAACCACCATTGTCAGAGTCTGGGATGTTTCCCTGACCTTCTTTGCTGTCCAGCTCTTTGCATACTTTCCGGTATCCTCCGGAGCATTTGCCTTTATCTCCTTACGGACTGTGGTACTTGCATGTTTCACAGCTTCTTTCATGTCATCCGTGGCAAGTTCTGCAAATTCTGTCAGCCCTTGCATGATCACATCTGCCATGTCATTGATATTTACTGTGGACGCCACTTTTACCGCCTCGCTTTCTCACATCGGAATTTCAAAGATTTCTTTTTATAATTCATGTGGTCTACGGAAAGAATGTTGTAAATCTCCCCGCGAAACAGGATACGGAAACCTGTGGACACGATGTCCACAAGTTGATTGCAATACCTGACTGTAAATGTAATACTTGCACCATCCACTGTCTGACCGGCTTCTGATTTCTCATTCCCCCCTTCCCCACCAATGGTGGCAAAACAGGAATAATAATCTTCCCAGGCATTTTTACGGTTGCCAATGGCATCCGACATCACAGCGCTCTTCTGGAACAGGATTTTCTCATTCAACAAAGATACCTTCATCAGAATTCCTCCTGTCTGCACCCAAAAAGTAAAGAACGGAGTGATAATGTTAATGCATGATGGTCTGCTTCTTCCCTGTGTTCATACAGGTACGCAACCGCATACATGACTGCAATTCTGGCACAAGGCTCTTCCTCAAAAGCATCCTCATCCGTTATTCTGGCCACATCCATGCATAACGTCTGGGCGGATTCCATGATATTACGGAGCAGAACATCATCATCCTCAAAGTCCACACGAAGATATTTTTTCATTTCATCCAACGTAACTACCACGTTTCCACCTCCGCATCTTGTGTCACTTTTCGACACATTTCGACTTTTATGTTCCGTTTTAGAACATATTAAGATGGTGCCGGACTAAGCCGACACCACCCTGTCATCAGGATTAGGCACCCATCTTAAGCACCTGAACTGCTTCGGCAAGCACTAACTTACCATCCACACGTTCCTTTGCAACAAAGCCGACCATACCATTTCCGGCAAAGAGTTCCTTAAGCTCTGCGAAAGAACGAACTCCACGGTCTCCAATGTTGTAGTAGCTGAAATCACCAAAGGCGATAACCGGCTTACCTGCAGCAATGGTAGGAACATATGCAGAAGTCATTACCTCATAGCCAAAGAGTCTGTCCGGTTCTCCAGCCTGTAAAGAAGGCTGCCATAAATACTGACCGTTTTCATCTTTTAGCTTACGAAGTGCCGCAATCGTCGCATCGTTCATAATGAACTTCGCTTTCTTACGGTAAGGGCGCTTTAATGCGTACACAAGATTGATGATTTCATCTGCTGTAATCTCTGTTGCACTTGCAGCAGTCACACCAATCTCTCCGCCACCCTCTTCT